ATTAATATACCACTTCCTTGTCCTACATAAGTATTTTGTGCAGCTGTCGCTACTTTGCCTGCGTCCTCTCCTACATAGACGTTATTACTTTGTGTTGTTGTTGTTTTCCCAGTGCGACAACCTATAAAGGTGTTATTGTTTCCTGTAGTCAGCGCTAAACCTGCGTCTGCTCCTATACAAGTATTGTCAGACCCGCTAGTTAAAACTGAAAGGGCGTTATCTCCGAAAGCTGCGTTATTGTAAGCATCAGCAAGTACAGATTGAAAAGTATTCTGGCCTACAGCTAAGTTATCTCCTCCTGCGGGATGATTACCTGAAAGCGTTAAATCTCCTGTCACTGTTAGATCATCTTCAATGCGAACACCGTCAGAAAATTTAAAATAATCTTCGTCTTCCATCCAAGAAAACACGCCATCGTTATTGTTGCCATTAAATGTAATTACTACATCCGCATCTATGCCCGTGCCAAATGTAAGTGTATTTGAAACTAGAGCAGTGATACCTGCGCCACCTCCGGCAGTCCCATCGTGGGTATGTCCTGTCGAGGCATGGAAAGCATTTAGAATTGCATTAAATTCATTGTTAAATAAGGATGCAGTTATAGTCTGACCGTCTACAATACCCGATGCGCTTTGTCTTGAATATCCTGTTGCCATTTTGTTCTATCTCCTACCTGAAGGGTAATAATCTATATAAAAACCGTTTATTGCGTATGAAGAATCTGAGTCATCTGTATTTAAACTTAAGCTTATAGTGTGTCCACTCCCTTCCACAGATTGGCGTACTAACGGGTCAGCTAAGCCTCCAAATTTATCTGTGTTAAATACAGCCACGCCAAAAACAGAAGGGGCTGGAAGCTGGTCTATTACATAAGGAGCTGGCTGCGGCACACCTACGTCCTTAAAATCATAGTTTACTTGTAATACAGGTGACGCTAAACCCTCTAAACTGAAGGAGCTTTTAATATACATCAAAGTTTTTAATGTGCCGCTATCTCCAAAATCTAAAAAAGGAGTAGTATATTTAGCGCTTATATTCGATGCTGAGCCTTCTTTAAAAAACGAGTTACCTTTATTATGTTTATAGATATAGCCGTCTTTATCTCCGTGATAGATTACAGACTCATTACCTGTATCAAAGTTAGCGCCTATTCCTAATGCTTGAATGCCTTGTACTTCTGACCACTCAAAACCTCTTGGAGTGAATGTGCCTATAAAACCTCTAGCCAAAGCAGGATCTTCGGACGCATTAGAATAGAATAATCTATACTGTGATTTTTCACGCACAACTACACTGCTGATAGTGTATGTAGCAATATTATTAGTTACTGCTTTTATATTACTTTGTATTTGTCTGCTTACTGAGCTTAACTCTACGTCACCGATACGTGCAGTACCTGCTATTGTACGAATACCGTCTGGAGCTAAAAATAGTAGATCGCCGCCAATTTCTTGTATACTTGCACGGCTTACACAACCTACATTTTTAGTGATGGGAACAACTGCAATATCAGAGGTTTCAACATTTATAATTTTATGTAAACTATTTTTACAGAAAATAATAACATCATCACGGAAAGAACGGAGAGCTATAATCTCATCATCAACTGCTAAAGCATTTGAAGAGCTTGATGTGGTTATATCTGAACCAGAAGCTTTATTAAAAGATGTATATGCAACTATATTAGGAGCGTCTGAAATCCCTGCAACAATAAGCATTGTTTTATGATAACAGGCTGTTGTTGGATCGTCAGCACTAGTAGGGCCAACGTGGTCACCTACAGTTAATAACTCAGCAAAAAACTGTCTTGTGCTTAAGCCTCCTGTCCCTGTCATATAAAATAAATAAGGAGGATTAGCGCCGTCAAGAATTACAACTTTACCGTATCCTCCGTCATCTATAAATATAAATTCTACTTGGCCTTGTCCTGTTCTAGCTAATGTACTTCGAGCATTAAAAGTAGTTTGATTATCTCCGCTACTATGTACACCTGTTTTATTTATTAGCATCCAAGAACTTCCTGTATTACTAAAATAAATATTAGTGCCTGAACATACGATAACACCGTCAGCATAAGGAAATACGCCTAAAGCATGGTTAGTCCCGTTAGGTCTTGTGCCATCACCGTAGGTTTCAAAGCCATTAATTCTACGATAGCCTCCATCAGGATCTACTTCGTAGTTTAATAGTGTTGTTGCTTTGCCTGCAAATTCTAAAAGCTCAAGCTGGCTTAAGTTAGTATCTAAGCCGCCTTTACACGCAAAGCCAAAAGGTTGAGTAGCTGCCATTTAAATAAATCTCGTTCTGTCGTCTTTTAAATATAGAGGTTGGTTTTCCATTAAATTAGACCTCATTTGACGGTAACTGTATTTATAATCTTCTAGCGCAAAAGCAGCTGCCTGTGGGTTATCCTTAAACTGCCAAATGTAATAACGTGCTTTTGCAAGTATAATATTAGCGTACATATCTGGAATAACTATTTCGTCAGTATGTGCGCTTAATTTTGCGGGTTGTGTATACGCATAAAACCAAACACGGTATGCTTTATCCGGTATTGGACTTAGCCCAAACTTACGGGAGTCAGGGCTTCGGATAACTGTATCAGGCTCGCCATACGTCTGCGTATCTGCTGCACTTAGGTTCTCTCCTACTCTTCGGTAGTCTTTCCATTCTTCTGTTGTCATAAACCGAAGGTTCTCGCCTGTATAAGGAGTTGTTTCTCCTGAAACACCTTCTGTAGTTATGTAGAAGTTATCCCAATCTATAGCGCCGTAGTCATTTTTTACATCACTGCTAGAAGCTTTTAATTCGTACCAACGTGTTCCTGCAACAGTTTCTACATGTACGTTACCATAAAGTGGATTTGTTGTACCGCTTTCGCTTACTGCTAGGAAGGGCCACTTAGGTTCATCTATAACAATATCAAAATATGCTTTGTTTACTGAGTCTTTAACATGCTGTTGAACGCCGATAGCATTAATAAAGTCAGCCCCAGTAAGAGCAACTTCGTTCAGTTCTCTGAGCAGCATATTAGTTAATTCAAGATATGTTGTAGCCATATTTTAGTTATCCTATTTGCGTAAGCCTGATTCGCTGTAAGAGGCTTTTCCGCCACATTTTTCTTCCATCTCGCTGATGGTCGCATAACTACCTTTTTTGTCGTAGCTATCTTTAGTTGTTTGTTCTTTAACTTTCTTTTCTTCTTTGTCGTACATCTTTTGAGCCTCCAAAGATTTTGTCGTAGTTGTCGTTAAATTTCTTTTTAGCTTCCCCTGAATAAGCGGAGCTACTAATCCTCACTTTTCCTTTAGTCCCTAATCGTATAGGATTTTTGTCGTTTCCTATTGTAGACATACATTCCTCCAGAAAAAACAAGAGGGGCTTTTACACCCCTCAAGCTATTGCTTACTACTAGTCGATACCGTAGTGAGCAGTTACAAGAGCTTCTGGACGTAGTACGTCAGCTCCGTATACGTGTAAACCACGAACAATGTCACCGAAAGATGAAGGATCACGGATCACTTCAGTATTTACGATGGTTTGAGCTGTAGCACACGCAGATACGTGACCGGCCACAACAACACCAGCAGCCGCAGATGTGGTAGGTAAGTTGTTAGACTTGTACATATCAAAGCCACGTAGCTTACCAGAACTAACTAGACCGTTACGGATAGAACCTTGACCGGCATTAAAGTCAGCAGAAAGCAACTTAGATGCAGATTGGCTCAACACTTCGTAGAACTCAGGAGAAGCTACTACATAACGACCTTCTTCAGGTACATTAGCTTCGTCAAGCAAACGAGCCATACGAGCTAGTACGTCAAGAGGATCTACTTCGCCAGTGCCGAAACCGATGTCAACATTACCAACAGCTACATCTAGATCAGTAATATCAGGAGAGCTAGCATCAGAACCGATAGTGTGGTCAGCAGTTGCACCATCACCGAAACGAGTGAAGCTGGCTTGAGCGCCTGCCACCAAAGTAGAAAGAACGCCTTTATCGAAAGCATCACGCAAAGCGTAAGCAGCTGAAGAAGAAGCCATCTCTTTAAAGTTGACATGAGACATGTTAGTTTCAATATCATCTACGATGAATTTGAAAGCGTTAGCGACATCTACTGTAAGAGTAGACTGAACGTCTGTTAAAACAGTTTTAGTGATGTCAGCACCACGCTCATACTGAGCTACAGTGATAGTGGGCTCTTTGATGATTTTTACAGTATCACCGAAAGAAGAGATTTCACCGGCATAGTCGGTGTTAGTTACAGCTTCAATTACAGAAGCTTTACGGAAAAAGTTAAGAACCTTTTTCGAATATACTTCAGGTAGGAAGTTATTGCCAGTAAAGTTACTGCCGCTTGATTGCGCAAAGTTTGCGTCTGATTGGTTAAAAGCCATGATGTGTTACCTCGTTAAAAAAGAATAAAAAATTAGGGTTGTACCCTGCCTTCTCTAACGGCTAGATCTATTTCTTGTTCAAATTTATCATAGTCGTTCATAGATAGGGCAGCGATTTCCCGCCTTGTCCAAATCTTCGGCTCTTTAGAATCTACTTGGGTTGTTTTAGTAGATACCATGTCTGCCGCTGATCCGGTTGACTGTGATCTTGATGCTTTACGTTTTGAAGGTTTTGAAGAAACACCGCTCTCCAGTTTATATAGATCAATAGCTTTGATTGCTAAAGTAACATTATCTGGATTGTTGTATATCCAATCTTGTATTTGCTGCGGTTGTGCTTCAGCCCATACATGAAACTCGTCACTAGCTCGAAGCTCGTCAAAGTCTGGGTGCTTAGACCGCAAACCCTCTTCTGCTTCTTTGCGAGTGATGCCCGCTTCTCGTTCTTCTAGAATAGCTAACTTAGCTTTTAAAGCTTCTGTCTGCTGTTCAGTACGAAGATGAGCAACTGTCTCTACGGTTTCATATAGATCGGGATACTTCTCTTTAAACGACTCTAGTTCTTCGGCTGTCTTAGGCGGAGGAGCTGACGCTACCTGTTCGCTTGCAGAAGCTTGAAGTTCAAGTTCTTTTTGTTTAAATTCAGCAATCCGTTGATCGTAATGTTTCTTTAGATCATCGTATCGTTTCTTATAATCTGATGATTTTTTCTTGGCCTTCTTTTCAGGGGCTGCTTCAGAAGGTTCATCTTCTTCAGAGGTGGCCTGTCGTGGCTCAAAAAATAATCCGTCTGCACTGCCCATTGAAGGTGCGTCTGGCGTGTGCCAATCTTTCTTCATGTTATATGGGTTAGCTTCGGTTGTTTCTACTTCAGTTTGTTCTGACATCTTATCACACTCCTTTTGGGGCTTTTAATCTTTCAAGGTAGCTCTGTTGTTAGCTAAACAACTAAAGGGCTTGATTTAAAAGGTGGCCTCTAGGTTTTAAAAAAAATAGTAAAGGGCTAAATAAATTTAGGTGGCTCTACTGGTTTCTGGGCATTTGGTTAGCATCTAGCATCGCTTTCTTAAGCTCTTCTGAAACTTCTGAAGATTCTAAGAATTTTTTATTATACGATGTAGGATCTTTTTCGTCAACCAAACCGCCTACTTGCTTTTGCAGTTTGCCATTAGATTCATCAAAGGCTCGTTCCGCTTCATCCATTATTTTTTGGAGAGCTTCTGGGCCTATTTCATCTACAGCTTTTTTGGTGAAAACAAATTCACCGTCCGATAACCTAGCAGGTATCGAATCTGATACTCCAGTGCCGTTGCCTTTCACAGCTCCTGCGCCTGAAAATTCTGTTGCAACATCCATAAGTCTGTCAAAGATGGTGCTTAAGTTCTCGTCTTGTTCGAGAGCTTCTAATAAATAATCTTGTTCCTGTTCGTTTAGAGCTTCGTCTAGAATAAACTCCTCGTACTCCGATTCCATCTGATCGTCAGGAAGTTGTGAAGCTTTAGCAGCTTCCATTTCTTCTGGCGGGATATTGGGATAAGTATCTTCTAGCTCAGGAGGTACTGCCATCTCACCACCTTCTGAACGCATCATCCGGCCCGTTCCCATTCGGTTTTTAGCGAAAGAATCCATCCGACCTCTCTGCTCTTGATCCATTGCATTACGTTTTCGAGCAGCTGCTTCAGCACTGGGCCGCTGTGGGTTATAAGGTTTAGGCATTGGTCGATCTAAACGCCCCATTACATTATTGTCTAGTTGAGGCATTGGTCGATCTAAACGCCCCATTGTATTACGTTTTCGAGCAGCTGACTCAGCACCACGCCGCTGTGACTGTAGTTGAGGTATTGGCCGACCTAAACGCCCGCTTCCTTGTTGTTGTTCCTGTTGTACTCGTCTAAATAACGAACCTCTAAAAGGTCTTTTTTGTTGTTGGGGTTGTCCACCTTTCTGTCCGTGAGGAACACCTCCACCATAATGGAAAGCTTCTCGATCTACACCGAGGCCTACAGATTCAGGTTGAGTTAAGCCACCCATAGGTCGAGACAGGTTTTTAAAAGAAGATTCAAAGTTTTTAAACTTGCCAGCTTTTGTACGCATGGTGAGTTTACCGTTATCCATCTTACGACTTAGTTTTCCGAAAAGTCCTCTTTGGCCTTTTTTAATATCGAAGTCTTTAAATTTTTTAAATTTAGAAATCACATTACCTAGATGAACTGCGGGGTTGCCTTTCGTCACTGGCTCTGTAAGATTGCTAAGGATTCTTCCAGAACCTTTTGAAGCCTTCTTTAGTCCTTTCATCTCTATAAATTTTCTTATCATGCCACCAAACCCTTTGGCTTGACGTTGTTCAGTATCGACTTCTAGCTTTGCTGCCTTATCAATACTATATACTTTCTCTTCAAACTCAAAGACAGGTTCGTCCTGAACTACTGCATCAATCAACGCATCTTCAAAAGGCTCAAGCTGTTCAGCGCTAGGCGGCTCTTGGTTTTCTGAGAACCATACAGAAGCTAAAACAGGCGTAGGTATATCGAGAACATCGTCATTATCAGCTTCATCATACTCTTCGCTTTCGTTGCTCAATGGAATATTAGGTATTGCCAGCTCAGGCTCTTCTCGGTTAATAGCTGAGACTTCTTCTCTAGCAGCGCTAAGCAAAGAGTCAGCGCCTTCAGAAGCTTTCTGAGCTACTGCACCTACCTTTTCTTTTTGTTCCATTTTATATTTCCTCTCGTCTATTCTTTGCTTC